GCACCAGCATCTTTTTCAGTCTACCGCGCTCTGCCGCTCATAGCTTTACCCTGAGCTTTGGCTTGGTCCACGGCTTTCTGCTCTTGCTCATTACGAATATCGAAATAAGCAGCCCAAGACGTTAGCTCCTCTTGAGTAAGTCGCTCCGTGAGTTGAGCGACTGTCATCTTCAGTTCTTGGGCCAGAAAAAAGAGGAAGAACCAGTCGCTATTAGCTTTTCAAGTCGGCTTTCGCTTCCTCCACTTTATTTTCTGTTCCTGAGGTCAGCATGGCTAGCTGGATGTCTTGAAGAACAGAAGCTTCAACGGAGTTTTTGAGCACTGCTTTTTCGCCGTCTTGAAAAAGACGCTTACCGTCTTCATCGAGAGCTTTCCGCAACATCAAGCCAAAAGCAAAGTCCGAAGCATCGTCAGAATCAACGCTTTTTTGGATTGACTCTCGCTCTGCAATAGTCAACGGGTGCCAGAACACCTCCAGAACAACTTCTCCATCGACCTTGACCTCGTGCTTATACAGCTGACTAACGCCGAATTTGTTGCGAAGAAGCTCTGCGGCCCGCATAGAGTGTGTTTGTGCTACCGATACAATACTACGCCGTGGCAGTGAATTGGCAAGAAATTACCCCGATAAAATGAGAACGGTCTGGGATATTCAAAGGTGTAGGCCCAACAATGTCCAGCACACGAGGAGAGCTGTTAAACGTATCGGTGTAGCCAGGTGCGTTGACTGAGGTCAAACCATCAATAACTGACTCGCTAATCGCTGAAAGCACTGCTGTTCCAGCAGATTTGGGTACATACACGTTGCATTGGATCGTTCCAGCGTAATAGTCCTGTGCTGCGCCTTGGTTTTGGAGCGTGGACTGGCCAAAGTTGACCGTCATCAAAATGTATTTCTTGGTTTTGCCTGGCTTTGTGAAGGCTACGTTGTCATAGACCATAAGAACCGTGTTGTCAGCTGCTGCCACAGCGTCCGTAACCGCTTTTTCAAAAGCTGCGCGAGCGTTTACGAGCGTCATGACCCGAGATCCTCATAGCCCACGTAAAGTTTACCGGCAGTAGTGCCAAAAGCGCCTTTTTTAGGCTTAGTAGCCAAGGCAATACGCATTTTTTTCTCGTTAAAGTTATCTTTGATAAGTTTTCCTAGTGCTGGTCCTTGAATAAAATTTTGTATGGTTCCTTTTTCTAAAGCCCAGATTGCGTAGGACGCTGTGTTTCCAATATATGTCATCTTATTATATTTAAAAGTTCTGTTAAAAGGATAAAAACGTGGCTTTATCAAATACTCGCCGTTGCCTGGATCTTTAGTTTTCGCCGCCCGTATTTCGCTCCAGGGTGGTTTTATTTCGTCTACTGCTCTAGGCGGTGTATTAGAAACTTTCCAGCTAGACGCAAAAAATCCTGTCCACACGGGGCTAGCAACTTCTTTTTCACTCGCCCCCTCTCTCCCGAGCTGCAGCATTATTCCGTCCAGCAGGTTGTTAAAACCTGTAGTCAGGTACGCCTCTAGATCTTCTTCTACTTGTTTCTCTAAATCTTTTTTAGCCATCAGAACCTCACCAGCAGCTGATACAGATATTCCTGATCACCCTTAAACGTCCGAATGTCAGTAATCTGAGCAACACGGTTAGACCCTGCATACTTCAGCGTCACCGTGTCTTCAAATGTAGGCTGGTTGTCTCCGATCTGATCGGGAGTGATATACAAACGAGCCTTACGCTCTTCGCGCCCTTCCTCTTCTTCAGCATCAACAAACTCGACTGGAACGTCGAAAGAGTAAGCCGTGTCAGTCGTTGTCAGCGCTCCAGTGCTGGTGTTGTAGGTCGGAGATGCCTTGCGGGTGTACGTGATCGTGTGGTCAAACGACTTGCCCAGATCAGCAACGACCTGTTTGGCAACGTTTTTGAACAGACTGTCGAGTGCGCCTGCCATCTCAACCCCTCACAGTACGGACCTGATAGCTCCCGCTACCGCCAAGGCAGTAAGCACCAAGGTAAGACTGCAGCCAAGGATAAACATCAAACACGTTATTAACTGTTCCCGTAGCCTGGCTCGAAGTGTTGTATTTGACCTCCATCTCTCCAAGCTTGACTGACTCGTACAACCCTGTGTCGCCTGTCGTTCCAGTGATTGAGTCCGTATCGTTCGCCAACGCATTGGCCAGTTCAAACGTTGCATATTTGATGTCGTTCGGGATCGCAGAACAGGTCAGCTCAACACGATCTACGTGATAATTGTTGCGAGGCCAGCTCAGCGCTTGGTCTGCATCGCAACGATCACCATAGAAATTCAACGTATCGATCCAGCGTGTAGCTGAAATCAACGCCCGATTCTTGGCGTCATCAGTCTTGTTGTCCCACTGCGTGCTGCTTGGAACGGTTTCAAAATACGTGTTGGCTTCGGCCAACGTCACAAAGCTGTTGGCTGTTTCGCTTTGCAAGGTAGCGTTGATGGTTGCGGCCACGGCTTACCTACCTACCTTTTTCATTGCCATTTTATGCGCTTCGGTGAAGGTCTTACCAGCCTTCATCAGCCGACGCATCTCGGCCATGTGCTTTTTAGTGTGATGCTCTGCATGACGTTCCATCGCGGCTTTCTGCCGGGTAGTCAGTTTTTTGGAACTGCTGTACGCCATGCCAAAAAGAAAGTGGCCCCACCTAATCGTAGGGCCGTTTGTCTCGTCAGGATTAGGACTTAAGACCGTTATCCAGAGGAGTGTTGACGAAGATCTCAACCATGGGGATGAGGTCGATGTCATAGGTAGCAGCCCAGTTGCTGCCGGTACGCAGGTTTGCGTTGGTAGGGTTGTCAGAAGCAGAAGACCACTTGGTGCCCATGACGTGATAGGCAGAGTGGTAATCCACAGACAGCACGTCCTGCTTAGACAGCACGTTGCGGTCAGCTTCAATCCGAAGATCCTGCTGCACACCTTCAAGGATGGTGCCGGACTTCATCATGTAGCAACGGAACTCCTGACGGTTGCCAGTGGAGGTC